TTATACCATTTCTTCAACAATACCGAGTATTTCTGCTACGATTAGCAATATACCAGTAACCCAGAAGGCACCGAAGCAAAGGCATGTACCCGCAATAATGCGGATAATGCTTTTAATAATGCTAATATTTTTATGTTTTTTAGGATCAGGAATATCGTTCATATATTATACTTTAAGGGCTTTGTCCCAAACTTGCAAGTGCATTCTGTTCGAGAACTTAAAATTATATTTCTTACATAGTTCAGCCACAGCAGGCCCAACTTCTAGTAGTTCTTTACGACTACCGCACATTGGCATAATCCATACTTGATTGGAACGTACAGCTACATCAGGGTTATTAAGATAGTTTTCTAACACTTCATTTAAGTCTGATTCTTGTCTAGCTACAAACTTAAAGCAAGCATCGTGTACAGCTAGATAACGTAATACCTCTGGTTTATAACGTTTATCAGCAGGATCACCGTTACTAGATAGTTTAGGTGAAGTGGTATATGTTACATGTACGCCTAGACGAGACCATTCTTCATCTGGCATAATAGTACCGTTAGTTTCAAAATCTATATGTAATGTGGGCTTACCTACATCCTCTACTGTTAATGTTCTGCTGTAGTTTTTAAAACCCCAACGATCTCTAATAAACTTAACAAATAGTAATAAGTTCTTCTGCTGAATAAAAGGCTCTCCACCAGTTAACTTAAGTAATGCACCTTCTTTTAGACGCTCGTGGTAGTCATTCTTCTCAAACAACTGAGCCACTTCCTCAAACGTCATTTTATTCTTCTTAGACCAGCTAACATAACTATCACAACCGTTTGGTGAGTCTTCGCTCTTAAAACCAATACAGGTTAAGTTACACATAGCCATTCTCATAAACACTGAAGGGTAACCGATATAACGGCCTTCGCCTTCTAATGTGTAGAACACAAAATCATCTGAAATAAATAAAGTTGTATTAGGATCAATATTAGACATAAAACTATTATATATTAAATTTCGTAAAGTGCACTATTATCTGGGTGTTCCCAGACTTCTACTTTAGAACACCAGCAACGCCCATTAGTTAAGCTATCTACATAATCATTAGCTAATTTGTGACACAGTTCAGCAAAACGTTCAATACCTACTCCGTCTTCAAGCACCACCAGTTCAATCATTTTGCGTTGTTCAAGTTGTTTGAACATATCTAAGTCAGGATCTTTTGCCCAAACTACTGTTTTATGATCAAAGTATTCTTCTAAAGTGTTTTTAAGTTGCTTAAGGGAGCCGAAGTCTACAACCCAATTGTTTTGATCTAATGCATTGCATGTAAACCAGAACTTGGCTTGTAAACGGTAACCGTGAATAAAGTGGCAATGACTTTGTGCGTATGGCTGTCTAAATGCAGCTGATCCTAACGGAATGACTTTAGTTGATGTAAATTTACCCATACCTTATGGTAAGGGCTGTTATAAAAAACTCAACTTAAAATTAAGTTTTTTGTGTGTTTACAAATCCATTCTTCTAATATAACTGGTCTTATATCTGGTGGGGAAGATATAACTGCATTGCTTTCATCTGTAGAGTTGTACACGTATCGTTGTATATCTTTCTTTTCTTCCATTGTTTCCAAGTTAATGTATAATCCAGATCTTTTATCTTTAATAACCGTATTGCCAGCAATAGCAAACTCTATACAATCAAGCCTTACAAACGTATTTGGAGTGTAACTTACAAGTATATTGATAAAGTCTTCTTTACTTGATTCATTTTTAAAATAAAGGAACAACGGCACGTCTTCACTGCTGTATTTTTTATTTCTGTATTTTAAAACCACACATTTATTTACTTATTATGTAAATATTAACATGCCTGGTATTAAAAAATTAGTAAATATGATTGAAGCTGTGGATTTGCCCCCTCCACCAATTCATTTTACCCCGCCTGCTATGGTTTCATATCAGCAATACTACGGTAGTCAATTTCAGACAACCCCAGACTTTATAAATTATATAAAAAGCGTAGAAAATAAAATTAAAGCTGGTTTTAAGCATGGGCTTTGGCATCCTCATAAAAGCGTAGAGGGTGGTACTGATACCATTGCATATGGGCATAAATTACGCCCCGGAGAACATTTTGCAAACGGTTTAACCGATGCTCAAGCTACAGAATTACTTAAAAAAGATATACAAACAGCTGCAGAAAGAGCTAAACAAATAACCAATTATAAATTTGGAAACGGTGCGTGGGAACGCTTAGATAACACTAAAAAAGAAATGCTTGTAGATTTTGCCTTTAATGGTGTGTTAGGTAAATTTCCGAAGTTTTTAGACGGAGTAGTTACTGGTAATGATAATGAAGTTAGAGCTCAGTACATACGCCATGTAAACGGTAAGGAAATGTCCGGTCGCAATCAAGCCTTTGCTGATAGATACTTAAACTGAAGTTTTAACTTCGTCTCCAGCTAAATCTTTAATAGCGTCTAATATTCTGTCCTTATTTTGAGCGGTAATATCAGAAGTAAACAGAGCGATTAAATCTGTATCTAATTTATCTCCGCCAACCTTTAATATTGCTCTACACGCTAAAGTTAATAATTGAGATTGCCAGTCTTGTAACTGTTCAGGTGATTTATCAGCAGGTGTAGTAACAGGGGCTGGTGCGTTTACTGGCCCACCATCTTGTGGTAAACCGGCTGCCGGCGGTTGCTGAGCTGCTCCACCCGCTGCAGGGGCTGGTGCAGGTACATCTGCTTCAAGTAGTGTACGGAACACATTATTTGCAATTGAATCAAATTTTTTCATTATGTAGTAGGAGCTACTGCTGTAGAAGCTGTTGAAGTATTAGCTTTAGTTAAATTTTGAATAAATGTAGGATCGCTTAATTTAGATACATCTCCGTTTAGTTCAGGATGTGCTTTAATAGCAGCAAGTAAAGCATTATTAGCTGCAGTAACTGCAGCCGCATTTTGTTGACCAGAAGTTTGTTGAGCGGTTGCAGCTTGCTGAGCAGTTTGCTGTACCACATTAGGGTCATTAGTTGGTGCAGTAGCTGTAGTTCCGTCTTCTTTTAAAGCGTTTTCCAAAACTTTTAAAAATCTGCTTTTTGACTTAACTTTGCTTAAAATAGCGTCCATATACAACATATTTACACTTTTTTGCATATTATCACTTGATTTTTTTTTGCAATAAAGTAATATAAAGTGTCGTCGGTTTAAGGAGTACACCACATACTACATAGTAATATGTTAATGGTTTTGGGACTCAGGAGCATAGCTCCTTCGTCTCCGGTCTTGTCAGACCTTTTAAACGCTCGCTGACGCTCGCTTAATATTATATAATATATAGAGAGAAATCCGTTCATGGTTTGAATGCGGAAAGTAGCGGTTCTAATCCAAATTTAGTGCAAAACCGTTTGATTTTGTTGAAGCTATACTTGCTATAATCAATGGAATAGCGAAACTCCTTGAGCTCGGTAGTTACTTCTGTGTATTCCGCGGTGTTTTTGTCGTTTAATGCTGTTTTATATGGTTTGCTGGTAATATAAAGTAGTATTGGGAAGCATTTTTTTATTTCTTTAAGAAATATTAATATATCCGTATTACAGGTTGTTTTGTCAATCCAAAATATAGTATTCTTTTTGTTTTTTAATTCTGCATACTCTTTTAAGAGAGTAGAAAGTGTAAAATAATGTACAAGCTTAAGATAGTCTTGCTTTGGTAAGCTGTCGTACGTTGTAATATTATATTTTAGTAACTCGGCTTTAAACAAACGTAATATCTCTGATTCAATTTGAGTAAAATCAGTTAGGTATAGGTTGTATTTGAGCGGTTGTACCTGCATTATTAGTTATTGTAGAGTGATTTGCTTCTAATGCAAGCTTTTTTAACAATGCACCTGGCGCTCTACCGATACGGCAATTTATAATACCGTTATAATAACCTTCTTTGAGTAATACATCATGATCAAATTGTATTTTAGCTTCATAATAAGCTAATTCAAATTTACTTTCGCAAAATCTCAATATTTCAAATGCAAATTTATCTTTACCGAGTTTTTTAATATCCTCATTAACATCATTGGAAGAGGATGTATATGTCTTCCAGTCTGTTTCTACGTCAAAGTGTCTTTTATTTTTTCTTCCTTTGAGAGGTTTAAGTTTTTTAACACTTTTAATCTGTTTTTTACCGAAATAAATTCTATTAGTGATGGTGTTAGTAATACGATATATAAACCCGTAAGGTAAATTATTACTATCAAAATTTTCATTAGTTATCCAATGACCTAAATCCATGCAACCTACTTACATCCCGCCTGGAAATGTTCTACGGATTAGAGGAACAGCCTCTCCGTTCATTTTTTTCTTTTTCTTTTTACTTCTTTTAGTATCTACATTACCCCAGATATTACGAGCATCTCCAGGTGCATAAAAGTCTCCAGATTTGCCAACTTGCGCAGGTTGAGCTTGATTAGCACCAAACACACTACCAGATGTCATATCTTCTAAAAGCTTAATATACACTTTATTAAAGTTTTTCATGTAGATTTATTAAAATTATAATATATACTTAGTAAGAATTATGGACTTACTCAACGTAGAAAAAATTATTAATGACTTCCAATCTGAACTCACTAATGATATTAAGATGGATGAACTCTCTATAAAAGAAAAAGCCATGTTAGCTCCTATTACTAAACATAAATGGGTTGCAAGAACCACTCAATATAAGAGTACTTTACTCAAACTGGAATATACTAAGAAGCAAAAAATTAAAGCGAAAACTGTTAATGCACCTGTAGTACTATCTAAAGCAGGTCAAGAGCAGTTAGCTGCAAGCGATGACGAAATTATTTCTATTAACGCTTGTATTGATCAAGTAAAAGTCATTTTAGAGTATCTTGAAAAGGTAGAAAAACTAACCGGCTCGTTAACGTACGACTACAAAAACGTAATAGATTTGCAAAAACTTGAAACAACATAATGGTAGTTCAGTTTCAATACGACCCGAAGCGTAAGGAAGTAAAAATAGTCTCAGACTTTCTTGCTAACATAAAAGAACACTTTAGTGTTAAGAATCCTGGTGCTCATTTTAATCGTTATGCAAGATTTATACCTCAGCGTATATACGCTATTACGGCTTCCGGTTATATTGGTATTGGTTTAGTCCCGGAAGTCTTAAATTACCTTAAAAGTCAGAATATACCTTTTGATATACAGATTGATCAAGCTTATAGAGATGTTTTAAAGCAAATTCACATATTATTACCAGATTTACATACAAAAACTTTAATTAATGAATTTACGCTTAGAGATTATCAACAAGCAGCAGTAGGTAATGCATTAGATAATGGTCATGGTATTATTGAATTAGCAACAGGTGGTGGTAAAACATTAATTATTGCTAATTTTGTGTATGCTGCATTGCATGAAATTAAACTTACTGAAAAAATATTAATTGTAGTGCCAGATTTAGGTTTAGTTGCACAAACCTATAAAGATTTTACTTCTTATAACTTTCCAATGGAAATAGTGAGTAAATGGACAGGCAACACTGAACTTGACCCTAATGCCCGGGTTATTATTGCTAATATGGGTATTTTACAGAGTAAAAACTCAGATATTAGTTGGTTCAACAAAGTAGGTCTATTAGTAGTAGACGAGTGTCACAAATTACGTAGAGGTAATAAAGTATGTAAACTACTTGACAAGGTACCTACATTAAGACGTGTTGGTTTTACCGGTACATTACCAGAAAATGATATAGACAAGTGGAATATTATTAAATTACTTGGACCGGTTATCTTTAAAAAAACTACAACCGAGTTAAGAGAAGCAGCAGGCGGAGAGTATATTGCTAATGCACAATGTTTAGCTATTAAATTAGAATATGACTTTAAACCAGATTATACATCTGTTGCATCCTCTCAAAGATACTTGTTTGAATTAGAGTATATACATAATAGTGTGTTTAGAAATAAAGTAATTAAACGTTTAGCTAATAACTTTAAAAATAACTGCCTTATTCTTATAGATCACATTGCCCATGGTGATAATTTGTATAAAGAGCTTTCTACCATAGAAGGTAAGCAGGTATATTTTATACAAGGTAGTGTAGAGGTAGAGGAACGCCGCAAAGTACAAGAAATTATGGAACAACATAATAATGTTGTATGTATTGCCATTAGTAAGATCTTTTCTACTGGCATTTCTATAAAAAACATACATTATATAGTGTTTGCTGCAGGCGGTAAATCAAAAATTAAAACTCTACAGTCTATCGGTCGTGGATTACGTGTTCACGAAAACAAAGACATATTGACACTGGTTGATATTGTTGACGATTTAATTTATGGTATTAAGCACTACGACAAACGAAAAGAATTTTATGCCCTTGAAAAAATCAAAATTACCGAAAAAACAATTACCGAAACAGCCTGAAGTGCCGTCTACAGTAAAAATAACTAAAATAGCAAAAGCAGATAAGCCTAAGAAACCGCTAAGTGAATCTGCTAAAGCTAAAAAGATTTACTATGTAAGTCCAGCTGAATTTACTGCTGAACTTAGAAAGTACTATGAGACTAACGTAATGAGCGATAACCTCGCACTTATGATACGTAATATCGCTTATGGGTTAGCACACGCTTCAAACTTTATTAACTACACATTTAAAGAGGAAGCTATTGGAGACTCTCTTATCAATATGTTTAATGCATTAAAAGATAAGAAGTATAACTTTGATAGAGGTTTTAACCCATTTTCATATTTTAATTCTATTGCTTTTAACTGCTGGCGTTCTCGTATCAAGAAAGAAAAACGTATGAGAGATACATTAGCAGCTTACCAAGAAGAAGTATATAGTGTCATTGGACCTAATGTAGGCGTAGATGATCCAGTTAACCCAAACAATAAACATGCAGATTAAAGGAACAGAAGTCGGTATATTTTCAGATCCGCATTACGGGGTACATCGCAATAGTGCTACATGGCACAAAATTGCCTTAGACCATGCAAAGTGGGCTGCTGAACAGTTTAAAAAGAACGGTATACAAGACATTATAATTCCAGGAGACATATTTCATGATCGCAATGACATTGCTGTTAATACTCTTCACGTTGTTACTGACATTTTTGATGTACTACGTGATTTTAATATCATTATTACCGTGGGTAATCACGATGCTTATTACCGCGATAATTCTACTGTTAATTCCGTATCCATTCTTCGTGGTTGGAGTAATATTACTGTTGTTGATACTCTTGCGGTTGAAACGCTCCAAGGACAAAAGATAGCTTTCTGTCCGTGGGGTCAAGATATTAATGAAGTACCTAAATGTGATTTAATAGTGGGTCATTTTGAAATTAACAGTTTTAAAATGAACTCGTTCAAAGTATGTACTAACGGTTTAAAGTCTTCTGATTTAACTGATAGAGCGCCTTTAACTATTACAGGTCATTTCCATCATAGAGAAGAGCGCAAATACAAGGATGGTACTATTCTATATGTTGGTTCACCGTATCAAGAAGATTGGGGTGATTTCGGTACCACTAAAGGGCTTTATATATTAGACTTATCTGATTTAAGTTATAAGTTTATTGAAAATAACATCTCACCGAGGTATATGCGCTTGCAGTATACTGAACTAACAAACGGTACATACACACCTGATACACTTAAATTAGCTATAAAAGGTAATATAGTTAAGTTTATTGT